TAACAACAATTTGGGTGCTGGTGAAATTGCGTTTTTCAATGCTATTGACGGTATCTGGTCACAGGTGTTTGACATTGTAACTGCTAACGCATCTCGTTTGTCCTCTACTGGTTTGGCTACTAAAAACGCACAAGCCTCCTACGCATTGCAAAAGTTCAACAGTACAGACATTACAAACCAAGTAGTGTCTTTAGCATTGGACTCCGTATGGTATGACGCAGATATGCGTTTGCGTTCAATGGGCAAAGCAGATTTATCTTACTACGTTAGCCAGTCAGTATATGACCAGTTGGAAAAAGAACGTAAATCTATCTCTGGTATTGAGTTGCCTTACAACCGTCAAGAGAACGGACTTACGACACTTACTTGGAACGGTATAAACGTTATGCCTGTACAGTTGTGGGATAGGATGATTTCGGCTTACTTTGGAGACGATGCCACACCAGTAAAATCTGTGTTGCCACACCGTATCCTACTTGCTCCAAAATCCAACTTATTGCTGGGTGTAGAAACCTCTGGTACTTTGTCGGAAATGGATGCTTGGTACTCTAAAGATGCAGAGGTAATGTATGCCAAGTTCGGTGCGTCAATTGATGCCAAAGTAGGTGTAGACAATATGGTACAAGTTGCATACTAAAAAACGGAGGTATATAAATATGAAAACAAATAAACTGCAATTGCTCTACGTTGCCCTGTGTGGTATCGTAGGTGCGTTTCTCTTTGGCTCTTTGATTGGTGGAGGTGACCCCACAACCACCTACATTGCTGGTGCTATCTCGTTTGTATCTTCTGTTGTACTTTCTTACGGTTACTCACACAGTGACCGTAAGGGTATGGCTTATGCCTGTGGTGCTATCACTGCTGGTATTGAGTTGAACTGCGAAGACCCTCTAACGTCTGGTGTTGTTGCAACGTTCTACATTGCAAATAAAGAAGACATTGCGAGTATCACATACGATGCTGGTAACTCTATGTTAGCCGACTCTATTACTATGGTTGCAACTAAAACATTCTTTACGTTTGAGGGACAGTTGCAGTCTACAGAGCCGAAGTTTGCTATGATAAAAGGCAAATACGTAAACCAGTTTGAGCATTCAGTAGGTGCGTTGATTTTTAAAATTGACCCAGATACAAAAAAGCAAATCCTTAATATGAAGGATGGTAACTTTGTTTGTATCGTACAGAATAACTACACTGGTGCTACAGGTAACTGCAAGTATGAGATTTACGGAGTTGGCTCTGGACTTAAAGCCGAAGTCTTGGAACGTAACCCCAACGACACGGAGAACCTTGGAGCATTCAAGATTGAATTAAAGACACAAGAGTACGCACGTGAGGGTAAGCCTCCAGTGACTTTCTTTGACACTGACTTGGCTACAACCGACTCTGCGATAATTGCTCTGTTATAATTGTTTGGCTTGTCAATTGTTTGGGGGGAGAGGGTGTAACCCTTTCCCCTTTTTTAATACATTTACAGAATGCACAAAATAACAGACGTTGTAGAGTTTCTTAAAATAGTTAACGTTTATACTTTGGTAAACAGGGAAAACGTTTACGAAAAGTTTTTAGAGTACTACACATTTACATTTAACGAGCAACCTAATTGCAACAGTTGCCCTAACGATATAGAACAGGCAATACATAAACTAAACTGGATAGTGAAACTACACATAAAAAGTAACAAGGATATGCTTATAAAAGCAGACAAGGTAACAAGGTACACTATGAAGCCTAACGTTAGGATTTATAGCAGTAAACTTGGCATAATGGTTACACGTTACAACTGCACGGATGCCATAGCCGAGACATTGTTAAAGGAAAACGCAAACAACAGTAAACTTTTTACGGTGAACGGTGAGCCATTGGAGGTAGAGCCAGTAGCAGTAGAGATAAAAACAGTAGAGGCTACACCTGTTGCCGTAGAAACTGTGGAGGTAGAGCCAGAGCCAGAAATAAAAATACTAAAGCCACGAGGTAAACCCAAGGCAATGGAGACCCTTGCAAATAAAAACAGTGGCAAACACAAAACACCAGCGAAAAAGAAACGCAAATAGGTAAACAATATGAGCCAAAACAGTCGCATAGCAGTACCGTCCTTTGCAACCAAACGTTTAGCCTACAGAGATGATAAGGCAAACGGTGTGCAAATGTATGACGCAGATAACATATACCCACAGAGGGTACGCAATGCCATTAACAGTAGTGGCACTGCTACGGCTTGTACCAATTTATTTGCAAAACACCTACGAGGTAGAGGCTATCGTAACCAAAACCTTGAAAAGTTAATTGTTAACGAAAAGATGCAGACACTGGCAGACGTACACCGTCTGTTGTGTGCAGACCGTTCTATGTATTTGGGTTATGCTTTCCACATTACATACAATGCGTTGTTACAACCCATAAGCATTAAGCATATACCTTACGAGTTTATCCGTTTGGAACTACCAGACGATATGCTAAACGTCACACAGGTAAAGGTACACCCAGACTGGGCGAGGGAAACAGGGACATTTGATAAAAAACTGTTGCAGACCTACGACCTTTACACAAATGATTTGGAAATAATTTACGACCAGATAAACAAGGCTGGTGGTTTTGACAATTGGAGGGGACAGGTTTACTATTTTTCAGAGAAAGGACATAACATTTACCCACCAGCAGTATGCGACCCAGTCTTTGAAGACGTGTTAACGGATGCTGGGATAAAAATGTGGAAGTACAGAGGCATAAGCACGGACTTTATGGCTAACTACTTTTGGGTTTTTAACGGAGAGTTTGCCAGTGAGCAAGAGAGAGACGCATACGTAGAGGCAGTTAACAGTTTCCAAGGTGTTGACAATAGTCATAAAATCGTAGTTGTTGAATGTCCCCAACCAAGTGCAAAGCCAGAGTTAATAAAAGTAGACAAACAGGATAACGACAAGGTTTACGAGTTGACGGAAACAACAGTACGAGAAAACGTAATCCGTTGCTACGGTCAACCGTTAGCATTACACGCAATTAAAACGCAAGGGCAGTTAGGTCTGTCTAAAGAGTGGGAGGAAGCCAAGGCAAACTATGACGAACGCACGGCAGATGAACGTAACAAGTTGTCATATGTGTTTGAGCCAATACTAAAAAACTGGTTTGAGGGAGACCCAGCACCAGACGGAGATTATTTAATAATCCCACTTACTGGGTTAGAGGAACAGAAAACAATTAAGCCACTTGGCGAAGTGTTGGAGGTAGGAAAGTTGGTTGCCTTGCAAGGTTTGATAGTAGACCCATTGCTAACGACAGAGCAGAAAATAAACTATATGGTAGCCGTGTACGGTGTGGACATTAACATAGCCACTGCCATTGTTAAAGGTTTACCATTGCCACAACAATTAAAATAATAAATATGCCAGAGCCAATAACGTTACTCATTAACAGAACGGACATAACACCGTATGCACAGGTAGCACTACACGCAAGAGAAGAAGACACTTTGTTTAGCCATATACTGGCATCCCAAAACGTAGACATACGTCCAGTGTTTGGTGACGTTTTCTGGACTGACTTAATTGCAAACTATCTAAACGATAATTACAAAACACTGTTAGAGGGTGGCACGTATGTAAACGATAATGGAGACACTGTAACGTTTCAAGGTCTAAAGGCATCTCTTGCCTGTTTCACATACGCACGTTACGTGTTGCATAAAAACGCAGTAGACACACCGTTTGGAATGGTTGCCAAAACGAGCGAGTACAGTGAGCAAACAGACCCCCAGTTAATTATCAGCATTGCGTCAGAGAAACGCAACGAAGGAGGACTATATTTACAGGACACCATTAGGTATGTCCGTGCCAACTCTGCACTGTTTCCTTTGTTTGGAAACAAATGTAACGAGACACTTACCAGTAAATTCATACACAAACTAACACCAGCAAGTAAAATCTAATGGCTATACAGGATATTATTTTACGCAGTACCAATAACCCACCTTTAACCAACAAGGGTAGCGAGTTAACATTTACAGAACTTGACACTAACTTTATTGAGATTTACGACTACCTAACCAGTATGAACTCTGGCAGTTCGTTAAATCCGTGGAGCATTAGCACAACTTACACAGGTACTACCTACGTCAGTTATGCTGGTAACATTTATAAACTTTTAGTTGCTACCTCTCTTGGTGAAGTGCCTACCTCATACCCAGCAGTCTGGCAGTTAACCAGCATTGGAGAACTTGCACACGAGGTTAACAAGGATACGTACTTGGACAAAGGAGGTGCAAACGAAGTAACTGCACAGGAGTTGCACGGTTTGGTTAATGACCAAGTTATAATAACTACAG